CACAAATAGACGGGTGGTTCAACCACCAAGCAGCATACGACTTTCTGCTTAACGCAATGCCCAAAGACGGAACCTTCGTTGAGTTGGGTGCTTGGCTCGGCAAGTCCTCATCCTACCTATGCGACAAAGCAACAGACCAAAAAATAATAATTGTTGACTCATTTAAGGGAACGGCAGAATACTTGGACTCGTACTACAAGCTCGCAAAGACCAAAGACATCTACCAACTGTTCTTGGAGAATATGGGTGACCGCAAGTACACCGCCATCAAAGCAACATCCAAAGCAGCAGCACGCAAGTTCAAGGCCCAGTCACTAGATGTGGTATTCATAGACCTTGACCATTCCTACGAAGCAGTCAAAGAGGATATCAAGCTATGGCTACCCAAAGTAAAAAAGGGAGGCTACATAGCAGGAGATGACTACCACGAAAATTGGAAGGGAGTAATCCAAGCAGTAGACGAGCTACTTCCTCACGCCACCTTCATTGATGATTGTTGGATTTACCAAAAGTGAAAAACCACACAAAGGTCTACCTGAAGGAGATGGGCTTCAGTACAACCGATTGGATTCCTTGTGAAGTATGCGGAGCAACAGCCGTAGACATCCACCACATAGAGTCAAGAGGGATGGGCGGCAGCAAACACGCAGACACGATTGAAAACCTGATGGCCTTATGCCGAACCTGCCACGTTGAGGCCGACTTCGGGACAAACCTAAAGAAGGAGTTTTTAAAAGAGGTTCATTTGTCACATATACAAAGAGTGGCACGATAATTGTCCTATATAGTTAAAATGACAAGCTATGTGGAAAGACATTAAGGGCTACGAGGGAATCTATCAGGTTTCTAATGATGGCAAAATAAAAAACAAACTTGGTCTAATTACCGATGGGTGGGTGAATAATGACTATGGTCACAAAAAAGTAAGGCTATATAAGGATGGCAAAAGAAAGGACTTCTATCTTCATCGCTTGGTCGCTGATGCCTTTGTAGAAAATTCAAGCAACAGACCGCACGTGAATCATATTGACTCGAACCCATTAAACAACAAGGCATCAAATCTTGAGTGGTGTACTCACGCTGAAAATATGGCTCACGCAAAGAGCAACAACCGATTTAACCGAGAAGGAGTAAAAGTGCTTGACACCTCCAATGGAAAGATATATGATTCTATTAAGGAGGCTTCCGACTCAATCGCTATGAAGCCAAACACTTTAGTTTACAAACTTCTTGGCAAACGACCAAACAACACGACCCTTGTTGCACTTCAAGCAACACACAACCACCATCTTGCAAAGCGGGTTATTTAGAAAACATCAAAATAGAACTATGCCAAAAGGAAACCCCAACCTCGTAAAGGGAGGCCCAAGTCTGAACCCCGCAGGCAGACCCGCAGGCATCCCCAACAAAAGCACCAACAAGATTCGTGAGGCATTTCAAAACCTCATTGAAGCGAACCTTGAGAATATGACCACTTGGCTCACGCAAGTAGCAGCCGATGACCCGAAGGGTGCGCTTGACCTCTTGAACAAGATGGCTGAGTACACCACCCCTAAGCTCGCAAGAGTCGAGAACTCACACGAGGTCTCTGATGAGCTAACCCAAATCAAGGTAGAGATTGTCCGTACTAGAAGTCAAGACAAGTGAGTTGTTTGAGCGCAACTATACTGCGCCCACTCGCATAGTCGTAAATCAGGGCGGTAGCCGTTCAGGCAAGACCTACTCCCTTTTGCAGATGCTTATCGTTATGGCAATGCAAGAGAAGGGCAAGGTGTACTCCATTGTGCGTAAGTCATTGCCCTCACTAAAGATGACTGCGTACAGGGACTTCTTTGAAATCCTACGCAACCTTGACCTGTACGATGAGTCCCGCCATAACAAGAGCGACTACACCTACACCCTCAACGGCAACCTGTTTGAGTTCATCAGCCTTGACCAACCGCAGAAGAAACGGGGAGCAAGACGTGACTACCTGTTCTGCAACGAGGCAAACGAACTGTCTTGGGAGGATTTCTTTCAGCTCTTGGTTCGTACAACGGGCAAGATATGGATTGACTACAACCCATCAGATGCGTTCCATTGGATATACGATAGGCTCCTCACCCGTGATGACGTAACGTACATACAAAGTACGTACAAGGACAACCCCTTTCTTGACAAGTCCATCGTAGAGGAGATTGAACGCCTCGCAACAACCGATGAGGACTACTGGCGCATCTATGGTCTCGGTGAGCGAGGAATGAGCCGTGCTACCATCTTTCAGTTTGGAACGATGGATATACCAACTGATGCAACGCTCTTGGCATACGGGATGGACTTTGGTTACACCAACGACCCTACCGCCCTCGTAGCGGTGTACAAAGCAGGAGACAATCTGTACCTTGATGAACTCATCTACCAAACTGGGCTAACCAACCCCGACATCAGCAACCATCTCAAGTCCCTAAACCTTGACCGCAGGTCAGAGGTATTTGCTGACTCTGCTGAACCCAAATCTATTGAGGAGCTGCATCGTATGGGATGGAACGTAAAACCCACGCAGAAGGGCGCAGATAGCGTCATAGTGGGTATTGACGTGCTGAAGCGGCACAAGATATTCGTAACCCCACGAAGCAACAACCTAATCAAGGAAATGCAAAACTACAAATGGGTAGAAGACAAGAACGGCAACCTCTTGAACAAACCCATAGACGCATTCAACCACGCCATTGATGCGGTGCGCTATGCGACCTACAACAAACTCAGCCGACCGAACTACGGGAGGTATGCCATACGCTAAATTCAAAAGGTTATTTTAAAGATGAGATTGATAGTCCCAAACCAAATGAGCGAGATAAAGCTCGCTGACTACCAAAAGTTCATACGGCTGGAGGGAGATGAGGAGTTCCTATCTCGTAAGGCCATTGAAATCTTTTGCGGTCTGTCTATGGATGTCATCCTAAAGATGAAGGCATCAAGCCTGCAAAAGACCGCAGGGGTATTGTCTAAAGCCTTCACCGAGAAGCCTGCGTTTCAGCAGAGGTTCACCATTGGCAAACAAGAGTTCGGGTTTATCCCCTCGCTTGATGAAATCACAGTAGGTGAGTTCAACGACTTGGATGAGTACATCACGGACTTTCAGCAGATGCACAAGGCAATGGCGGTTATGTATCGCCCAGTGACTGCTCGCCTAGCCAACCGCTACGACATCGAAGAATATCAAGGCACCTCGAAGTACGCTGACTTGATGAAGGCTGCACCGCTAAACGTGGTCATTGGTGCGATGGTTTTTTTTTGGACTTTAGGAAAAGATTTGTCGCTGGCTTCCCTGACATCTTTGGCGAAGGAGAGTCAGATGAATTTAGCACCGCTTCGCAATTTGCTAAAAAATGGGGATGGCTTCCTATATACCACCAACTCGCTGGCGGAGATGCTCTCAAGTTTGAAGCCGTTGCCAAACTCCCAGCAGCATTCGCATTCACCTACCTCACGTTTGAGAAAGACCGCCTTGACGCTGAGAGAAGAATCCTTGAAAAACAACTAAAAAAATGAGGCAGTTCTACGACATCACCAACAAGCTCAAGACCACCCTTGAGGCGCATAGCCAAGTCAACGTGGTGACCTTTGGGGACGTCTACGATGTGGACCTAAACAAGCAGACCATCTTTCCGCTATCGCACATTATGATAAACCAAGCCTCCTTCGAGGGGCAGGTGGTACGGATGAGCGTTAGCCTTATTTGTATGGATGTGATTGATGAAACCAAAGAGAATCCACGCAGCCAAGCAGAGCCGTTCTACGGAACGACTAACGTGCAAGACATCCTAAACACGCAGCTTGCGGTCATCAACGATGTGGTGCAGGAGCTACGCAGAGGGCAGTTGTACTCTGACCTTTACCAGTTGGATGGCACGCCTACGTGCCTGCCCTTTACCGAGCGTTTTGAAAATCTGCTTGCGGGATGGACTGCTACCTTCGATGTGCTGCTTGCTAACACAGAAATCAGCGTTTGCTAAATGAAGCAAGATAGGGTAAAGGCAAGCCTACAAAAGTTTGCTGATGGTGTGGTGCTGCAAGCCAAAGCCAACCTCGTACGTGAGAACAAGAACGTCACGGGCAACCTCACGCAGTCTATTGACTACGACCTTGAGGTAGGCCCAAACTCGTTCTTCTTGCGTTGGAAGATGGATGACACCGCCCCCTATTGGAAGTTTCAGGACTTGGGTGTGCAGGGTAAGTCATCATCTGCCAAAGCCCCGAATAGCCCTTATAGGTTTGGTACTGGTAGCGGTATGAGTGGTGGGCTTACTAGAGCCATCAACGAATGGGTAAAGAAGCGCAGGTTCCAGTTCAGAGATGAGAAGGGTAGGTTTATGAGCTACGACAACACGGCATTCTTGATTACCCGCAGCGTTTACAACAAGGGCATCCGCACCACTAACTTTTTCACCAATCCTTTTAGGTTGCAGTTTCAGCAGTTACCGCAAGAGATTGCTTCTGCCTTTGCACTTGACCTCAAGGACTTCCTACAATTCACGTTACAACCTAAGCCACCGAAAGAATGAGCGTTCCTGTAATATCAACCCCAAGCAGCATAGCCCTTGCAAGAAGCCCGCTTTTTGTAACGGGTAAAAACAACACCCTAGTAAATGATTCGCTTGATGCGATGTATTTAAGTCTGAAGATTTATTCGGGCGTAAAGTCGGGTTCTGTTGGAGCAGCAAACTATGCGCTAACAAACACCTACTCAATCAACGAGGTAATCAACTTTGAGATAAGCGACTTGGTGCGTTCAGAGTTCGGTCACGACTTCACGATTTGGGATAATACGGGATATAGCCAAAGCCCTTTGAACGAGGTGTTGTGGGTTACTCCGTATGGTGATTGGTTGTACTCCAACAACGGAGCAGCACCTGAAACGCTACCATTTGCAACAGGCAATACCTACGCATTTCTTGCTACCGATGGATGGGCTAACCGAAACAACATTGCACCGACTGCCTATACTGGTTTGATTATGGCTACAAGCCGTGAGCGTCAGGTGCTGCCTACTAATTCGGAAGTCATTGCAATCAACAATAGCACCGATAACGACTTTGGCTACATCGCAATCAAGTATAGCGATGAGAACGCATTCTACTCGTTTAACACAATTGGGCCACCTAACGGGGTACCGCCAAGCCCAGCGACAACCAACACCCGTGACTTGGTTGCGTACATTGGAGTTGGCCCAGCCAACCTAAATGCTTGGATGGCCTCAAGCTCGGCACGCCCATCAGGTCACCCAAATGCAACATACTACGATGTGTACTTCCATGAAACCGATGGTACACTAATCACCACCGTGAGGTACAACCTCATCTGCGAGCCGAAGTACACGCCCTACCAAATAGCATTCATCAACCGCTATGGTGTTGCTGACTTCATCACCTTCTTCAAGCGCAGCCAAGAGCAGGGCAACTTCACGCAGGACTCGTACCAAAAGAGCATCTACAACGATGGCTTCACTACGCCCTCTTTAGAGGTGGGTAAGTACCAATCCTACAACGTCAACTCTCGCAACAATCTAACGCTCAACACGGGCTTCGTAGATGAGGACTACGATGAGGTAATCAAAGACATCCTCACAAGCGAGTACGTGGCGGTACTGGATAGCGGCAGTTGGGTAAGTGTAGTGCCGCAGCGTGGTAGTGTAGAATACCAAAAGCACATAAACCAAAAGCTGATAAACTATACCCTCACCTTCGACTACGGGTTTGACGAGCGCAGTTTAGTACGATGAACAAGGTCGACATTTACGTCAATGGCTTCCGCCTTGACATCTTCGATGATGAGCAGATTAGCATCAACCTATCCGTGCAGAACGTACAGGATATCTCAAAGGTGTTCACGGACTTCACGCAGGGCTTCACGGTACCTGCAAGCCCAAACAACAACGAGATACTCCAGCACTACTACAACCCATTTATAACGTCCTCAAGCATCACTACCCGCACATCGGGGCAGGATGAGTGGCAGAACATCTTTACGAATTGGGAGTCGTACAACACGATATGGAATGCAGGCGGTACTACTGACAAGGTGGTCAATACGTTTGATGCTCGGTTTAGGCAGCCAGCAAGAATCGAAATAAACTCGCTCCCATTCCGCACGGGGGTAATAGAGCTTTACTCGGTGCAGTTAAAAGGCACGGAGCCTTATGCTTACTCGCTTACGTTCTATGGTGACGTTGTTGGCTTGTCTGACTTGTTTGCAGAGGACTACCTCTACGACCTTGACTTCAGCGCATACAACCACGCATACACGGATGATGCGGTATTCGATAGGGTTACTACGAATACCTACGCACCCATCTTCTACCCGCTTATGTCACCCGTGCGTAACTGGTACTATAATTCTGCAAATAATGACCACGACCCGCTAAACATTCACTACCATACAGGTGGTCACGGGAATGCTCACGGCATCAACTACTACGAGCTGAAGCCAGCAATCAAGGTCACTACGATACTTGATGCTATGGAAGCGAAGTACGGCATCACCTTCACGGGTTCGTTTATCTCATCGGCACCATTCACCGACCTTGCTTTGTGGCTACACCGCAGAGAGGGGTACTTGTACGAC